ATCAATATAATCCCTTTATCATTATTTATTTTTAATTTTCAGATAATACTTTACTAACGTGAGCAATTACTTTATCCCAAGAAGCTATACCATCTTCATCTTCATAAATTACAGGGTCAGGACGACCTAAATTAATAAAAGCCTCTACTCGTTCAACACTTGAAGCAGATTTATAATCTGAATTACCTGATGGATATGGTTTATAACTAGTATTAGTTCTTCTATATACTTCATTAAAATCTAAACCTAACTCTTCACACAATTTTTCTCCATCTTTCAAAATATCAAGTTTTACACCTTTAAGATATGGAGTAAAGTATTGTACCTTTTCAGATCCCCAATTTCCTATCCTAAAAGCATAATCATCAGCATCACGGAATTCTTGTCTACAATCAGGATATACTCCAAAGTCTCCAGCATGTATACCTAAAGCTATATCACAATTTTCTCCGGTTCTTTGAGCAACTGATAATGCTACTGCTTGAGTAATAGAAGCGAATATTTTGTTACGATTAGGGACTACAGTTGCTTTTTGATTATCTTCGGCATAGTGTCCTTCTGGTATATCTGCACCTCTTGTTACTAATGCTGAATCTAATAGATCGGATAATCCATTTAATTGGATTTGACGATAATTGATTTTTGAGTATGGAATATCTTCAGCTAATATACCATATTCAAAATCCAAGTCATAAGCACAATTTATATAATCTACTAATAATTGAGCACGTTCAAGTTCTACTTTGTGTTTTTGACCGTAATCAAATGAAATTGCCGTTACTGTATCGTATTCCTTTAAACAGCGTAATAGTAATGTACTTGAATCCATCCCGCCGCTGGCACTAACAACTACATGTCGTTTTATTTTTTTCATAATAACTATTATTTAAATGCTACAGTATGTTATGGATAGTAGCTTGATCCTTCTTTTAATTTATGAATTTTGTTTGAATTTTCCAATAAATATTCCGTGAATTTCTTCATGACATGAAACACACACTGTTAGTCCATTTTCAATATCAAATGCTTTTGAAAAATCTTTACTAAATGATATAATATGATGTGCTTGTAAATACCCTTGTATACCACATTTCTGGCATGTATATTTATCTCTTTCAAAAACTTGTTTTCTCCACTCAATTAATCTTGGATCGTTTCTTCGTTTTTGATTTGTATTAGTAATTCCACCTTTCCAATTATTATTTACTGGACCTGTTTGATTTTTTCCATAAGCAGGATTATCTTTTCCTTTTTTAAACCTTGTTTTTATATTTGCCTCGGAATTTTTCATAGCTTTTGAGAGATTATTTTTATGCTCTTCAGATTTAAATTTACCTATTAATGATTTTTTTTGTATCTCTGATCCGCATTTTCTACTACATGTTCTATAATTTTCGGAAGGCCAGGTTTCAAATTCTTTATTACATATTTCACAATTTTTTATAAGTTTAGGCATATTATTTTTAATATAAATATGCAATTCCTCCACTTAATGTAAAAAATATTTTATTTTTACCATATATTATTATGAATAGTAAAAACTCTATTTTTTAAAATATTGTTCTAAGAAATGTGTAGGATATAATGAAATAAGTCCTGTATATTCTTTATTTGATATTTTTTTATAATGAACTATTATATCTAGATCTTTTGATTTTGAATATACTTTTGCACCTAGCTCCTTACCAGCTGCTTTTCCTAGAAAATCATATAAGGATATATACTCTTGTTTTGATTCTTTCATAACTTTTAGTTTTTCTTTATTTATAATTAAGTGATTTTCTTCTAAATATTCCCATAATGTTTCAAATGAATAACAGATTGGATCTCCTTTTTCATTAGTAGCACTATATTCAATTTTCCCATCCTTTGTACTCCATTCTTTACGACCATAATCATTTTCATAGCAGAACCAAGAATACCAATCATAACCCTCTTCACCATATATCTCTTTAATTAATGTAGAAATTATTTCATGATATCTATCTACAAATTCTATTTTAATTTGCTCATCTAATACTTCTTGTTTTAATATTATTTTTAAAAAATTTTCGTATGTCATAACTTTGTTTTGGATATATTATTTATATTTCAATTCCATAAAATAGTAAAATTCTTCTAGATTTCCAACAAAATTTTCAAATAACACATCATATTCTTCTGAAGCTATTCTGAATACTTGCTTTATTGCTTTTTTAAATTCTAATAATCTTTTCTTTTCGTCTTTTTCAAAGTCTTCGATTAACCTTCTATACTTTTCCATGTATAGTCCGCTTTTACTTTGAAGTTCTTCATAGTCTTTTTTATTCTTTATATTATCATCCCATTGCAAGATTGCATTTTGAGCTTGCCAATAATAATGAGAAAAATCAAAATCTCTGTTTTTAATACGTTGAATTAATGGATGGTGACCGGTTAGTTCACTTTTATTAATATAATTTCTCCACCATTGAAATCTATTATAATTAATAGGATTTAGATGTGATAATTTCTCTTCTATAAATTTTCTTGATTGTACTTTTACCATTTTTAAATATAGTAAAATAAATTCTATTTTAAAACTTTATTTCCTTTTTTATGCTTAGGATTATACGGACAATGTTTACAACCATCACCGCAGCAATAACCTCTTTGTTTATGATAGAGTTCAGTAAACACTACTTTCCCTTTTTCGAGATAATAGTGTCTACCTAATTCAAACTCTTTATTTTCCATTATTTATAATACTTCACATGATGCTCCAGAACAGGCTAGACTTTCACTTAGATCAGTATTATCTGAGAATTCAATAACCTTAGTTAGATCTATTGCATGAAGGTGTTCTACTATTTCATTAAACTTTTCTTCAGTAATATCTTCAAATGGTGCTTGTACGTAAGATCCTCCGAAATACGGTAAAACTGATAATCCGTTAAATGTTTCTCTATTCTTCCACATCCATTCACCTACTTTATCCCATTCTCCTTCTTGAATAGAAACTGTTGCAGATACGTTATTAGTATTAGCTCCTTTTCTATGCCCTTTCTTTACCCATTGAGTATTAAATTTCTTTACTCTTTCTAACATATCCATTACATCTTCTGTTCTTAATATAGACCCTTCAGGTGCTTTTTGCGGTACTGAAATTACAGCTTGGATTGTTGGTTTAAAGAAATCATCTTCAACTAATTCCGGGTGATTAATGGCAAGATAAGTATAGATTGCTTCATTCTTACCTACTCTAATTCTTCTGATATAGTAATCATTATGCCAAGCATGAATTCCCGATGATGTTCCTAATACGAGAGAGCTTGTATTATGAACTACTGCACCGTTTGATAGTTGATAGCTATGTGTATTTTCTACCTCTAAATCTACAGTAAACTCCGAGCTAGCTTTTTTAATTGATTTAATTTTCATTATTTATTCTAATTAGTTTTAAAATTTTTTCTATGACGTTTTGTATAACGGAATATTTATCCTTTATATAATCTAATTCATTAACCCTTATTATATTATATCCTTTTTCTGTAAGAATTTTAGTTTTAAGTAAATCTCTAACTATTATATCTGGTAATGTGTGCCAATAATTTCCATCGAATTCTATTATAATGTTTTGAATTAATATGTCTGGTATTGATATTTTTATGTCTTCTGAATTAATATATATTATTTTACTTTGAGTTATTGGTGGGCCTATGAATTGATTTTGAATATGTTCTGGTAATGCATTATATAGTTGTTGAGCAAATTTTAATTGAATTTTAGAATCTCCATTATACTGATCTCTATTTTTTATTTTATTATTTAGATATACTTCTATTCCTTTTTTATCTCCATATTTTTCTATATAATACTCTTTTGATAATGTATATATTCTTTTTTTAAGAATTTTTTCATACATTTCAATACCATCGTCTCCATATTTTTCTATATAGTATTGCTTAGTATTTGCAAAAGCTCTCTTTTTATTAGTTTCTTCAAACTTTTGCTGTCCTAATTCTTTCCCGTATTTTTTTATATAAAATTTTTCATCTCTTATTTGAATAGATTTTACTATTTTTTTTGCTTCCTCTTCTGTTAAACCTCTTCTATTAATTAATTGATTTATTGATCTATAACTTATTCTGTTATTTTCATTAAATATTTTGAATTTTTCTTTTCCTAATTTATCACCATACCTTAATATAAAATTTTCTAATGTTTGTGCTGATTTCTGTTTATGTATACTTCTTATTTTGTATATTTCTTCTTCGGTTTTTCCAGATAGTTTTAGGGATTCAACACTTACAGAAAGTTTTTTATTTTTTTCATAATATTTACTAGGACCTTCTTTTTCACCATACCTCATTATAAATCCTTGTAATGTGTTTTTAATCTTATGTTTTTCTTTAGTATTATTAAATCTATATATACCTTCTTCTTTACCATATTTAAAAATTAATACTTTTAAATTTGAACTTTTAACTATTGCTAAATATCTTTTTAATCCTAATTCAGATCCATAAATATGTATTAAGAATTGCTTTAATCTAAGTGTTTTTTCTTCTTTAACTGTTAAACCCATAATATATTCATTTATTATAAATAGTAGGTTTAATAGTTAAAATGCATATTATTCATAACTAATAATATCATCTTCTTCCGTTAATTCATCTGCTCGAACCCAGCCTCTATTTGATGTTAATAGTTTGTGATTTTCTGTACATCTAAAAATATATCCATCTTCAAACTCAATATTAATAAGTTCTTGATTTCCATTTACATATAAATTTGATATTAATTGCCATTCATTATCCTTATCTTTTACATAAATGTTTTCTGTTGTAGGTAAAAATAAAGTACTCTTATCTTTAAAATCATCTAGATTATATCCGTTTAATTCAAATAATTTATCTATAGTAATTGATCCAACTGATGTTTTAATTAATGTATCTGGAGTTATGCATCCGCTTGGTTTTACTGTAGTAACCCGGGCAGCTTTATTAATTCCTATTAGTTCAGATACTCTAGCATTTTCTTCTTTAGCAATATCTGCTGATTGTTTTAGGTTATATTTTAATATTTCTCCAGAACCGATTCCAGTCATTCCTACACCTAATAAAGCATCTTTTTCTGTTGTTTTTTTCCAGATATCTCTTAAATAGTGAAAATCTGTATATGATGCTTGTAGTGTGCCTATAAATGAAGCTGCTTTTACCCTTTGATTTAAATCTTCCTGTGATGTAATATCTGACACATTTACTTCACATAAGTTACAAAACTGATACGGACGTAAGGCGATTTCGCAGTTATGTGCTAATATATTATTAGCAAAGAAATTATGGTTGTTTTCTACTTCAATATCATATACATCATGTGTATCTTTTAATATTTCTATTGATTTTAATTTTGCCATTTTTATTATTTTAATTTACTTTTATGTTTACCGTAATTTGGAATGTTATTATATGACCATTTTCTTAAGCATTTATAATTACAAAACTCTTTTTTTGATTTTAACTTGCTTTCAAAATCTATATTACACTCCTTACATTTCTTGTTAATTATTGGATTATTTAGTTTTATATATGCTTTTCTTTGATCCGATATTTGTTTTCTTCTTAATATACCTGCTTCTGATTTAAAAAAATTAATTTGATTTTCGGAGTTTTGTTTACGGTATTCTGGAGTTTGTCTGTTTAGTGCTTTTTTTCTTATTAATTCTATTGTTGATTGTTTATGGGTTTTTCCATACATCGGATTGTTTTTACCTCTACTAGCAGATATATTATCATATATATTTAATGATTTATTTATCCATAATTCTACATCTTTATTAAGATTATATTTAGTTATAATCTTTCGATAATTCCATACTACATCATATTCAATCCCTATTAAATTAAAAAAATTTTTATATTTAGATAAATATTCCATTGCTGTTTTTCTATCATCTAATCCTTTTATTTCAACTATTTTTTTAACATGAATATATTCACTATCAAATATAAAAAAATCTGGCTTATATCGAGTTTCAGATATTATATACGTTATGCATTCTGTCATATATGGTGTTTTTTCAATATCTAACATTCTTGCATAAACAAATTCAGCTTTACTACGTAAAAATACCTTTTTATTATCCCAAGTTATATGATATCCTATATATCCTCTATTTTTACAAGTTCCTTTCTTTACTTTACCTCCCATAATTGATTAAATTTTATATAAATCTCTTTAATATAAATATCAAGATATTGCATTAAAACGTAATCAATTACATATTAAAAAACAGATGGATATATTACTAATTCATCCTCATGTGTAATATCTTTACATTGAACCCAGCCTCTATTAGTTGTATAAAACTGATGATCTGGTGTACATGTTACTGAATATTCTATATTGTTATCTTCGATCGTGAGTTTGATAACTGTTGTGTTTTTCTTGGTTAACATTCCAGCTTTAACTGTATTTAATTCTATTTGTTTTGTTTTTTCATTATATGTTTGAACTTGGCATTTATCACCATTATTAATTAAATCTACTATCTCCTTAATTGATTTTTTTCCAGAATCTGTTTCAATTAATGTATTACCAATAAAACAACATGGATTAGATCCCCAGTCTTTGTCGTTACTAAAGTAAATACCTGGTTCTCCAGATCCGCTTAATTCAATTTTCTTCCATAATTTATGAAACTCATCTTCAGTAATCTTATGACGCATAACTACTGCAGAATTATTAGCTCTACCGCGCTGTGGGTTAGTTTCCCACCAGTTTCCAAATTTACAAGTTAGCATATCTTCATCGTCTAAATTAAATAATGAAATTAATGCTGCCCTACGAATTCCGCCTGATAGTACTGCATCTGCTAAAAAGCAAACAATATCATGACACTCTAATGAAGTTAGTTTTTCTCCTGTTTGCTTTCTTTCAAATATTTTCTGTATTTGAAATAAACATTCTTTTAATGGTTCCGGACCTGGGGCTTTACCACCTGAGGTGATTAATTGTGCTCCTTTAGGCCTGATATCTCTAAAGTCAAATCTTGGAAGAGGTGAACCTGTAAAATATGACTTACATAACATTCTTACTGCATCGGACCATCCTTCAATGCTATCGCCTATTAAATATCTTTTAGTTTTACTTGGAACTTTAATTTCAGGTAATTTTTCGATGTGATGCTGTTGTACGCTAAATCCAACTCCAGTTCCTGATAATAGTAGGAACATTGATTCTGAGAAGGATCTATAATCATCGATTGGTAAAAATGAACAGTTGAATATACGAGTATTGTTTAACTCTACAGGTGTACCACCGAATTGGAGTGATCTCATGGAAGGTAGTACCTTTCTGTCATAAACAAATTTATATGCATTTTCTATTTCTTCTTTTAAATCAGGAAATTTAAATAAATGCATCTGCTTGTTTCTATCAGCTATTTCATTCCATGTTTCTCGTCTGTTTATCTCTTGAATATATCTAGAGTATTTCATGTAAACTGTAATGTCGCTAAGTACTTGTTGTGTAATGTTCATATTTTAAAATTAAATAAAAGCGGATAGGGTATCCATACCTGATTTTTCAGGTTAAAAAAAATTTATGTAAAAATGCTAATTTATAAAATTAATCAATATTAGTGATTAATTAATTTTGTTGGTTTTTTTCCAGGTTCTGGAGATAGATTTGATTGATTTGGTGGTTCAATTTGTGGTATAACATTACCTTGACCTCTTGTTGTAACTAAAGTATTATCATAGTTTGTAATATTTTTATTATTAATAGCAATTCCGCCCTTTTTACCTTTGACGCTTAATTGACTTTGGGATGTTTGATTTAATATACTCATAATTCTTTATTTTAAATAAATATCATAATATTAACCGATTCCGCCTAATTCAAAAAACTTTTTACTTAATATTTCTCTTTCATCTCTATTAAAATTATTTATTTTACCACATACGGTATTTTCACTACCCTGTTCTATATTTGACTCATCAAACTCATTATTATCAATTGTAATTTTGCCGACAGAAGTATTTATTACAGCTCCATATGACATTCCGTCCATACCGTATCTATTTTTCATAATATGAAATCTACCTGTACCGTTTACTTTATCCTGTCTTTTTCTTGATAATGACATTGCAAAATCAGCTATCATAATTTTATCATAGGATCCTGCTGCTTTATCTCCTTCAATAATATCATCCTTAGCTCCTGCTCTATTTACTTGTGATACCGTCCATACTGGTACTTTTAATTCTCTTGCAAGTCCTTTAGCTGCAGTATATACATCATCTATCTCTTCTTTCTTTTCTGTAGATTTACGTTTAGATTTTAATAAATCTACATAGTCAATAATTATTAGATCTGGTTTAGTTCCTAGATCGGTACATTTTTGAATATGAGTTTCTATCGTGGATATAGACGCTCTACCAGGAGAGTATTCTTTAATAATTAATGTTCCTGGTAAATTATTAATTACATCATTTAATATATCTTTATTTGTTTCTAGCTTTTCGATTGGTGTTCCTGAAAATACAGCATCATACCTTTTAGCAACATATGATTCAGATAACTCTAAAGTATAATGTAAAACATTATATCCTAATTTTATTGCAATAGCCCCTAATGATACTAAGCACCATGAATTATGCGATAGTATTCCATTACTATAATAGCAATGAACTTCATTTACTGATATATCATATAGTACTATCTTTTTATCTTTTTTATTTTGTTTAATTACTTCTGTATATCCTATGTCTGTTAATATTTTATCTCCGATATTAATATCTATTATTTTTTTCCATTCTCCATTAATAGATTTTACTTGATGATGTGGAGATGTAGTTAATCTTTTTCCGTTTTTAAAATATGTTGTTATTGTGGATTGTTTTTCGGTAGTGAATAAGCTTTGTACACTATTATATCCATAGGGAGTTTTAACCTTTAAGTTAAATTCCGGAATATATGTATTATGTTCAAATGGTGTTATTCCTAATTTAAGAAATAGATCTCCTATTTTAACTTTTTTATTTACTTCTCTTTTATGTATTACCATTTATAATATTATATAACTCGTTTATAACTTTATTATTGTCTTCTTTCCAATCACTTTCCCATATAATATATGTATTATACCCAATACTATTAAATAAAGATAATCTTTTTAAATCTTTATTCCAAATATCTTGAGATGTTTTTTTATGAGATACATGATCTATATTATATTTTTTAGGATTTCTATGCCAGTAATCTCCATAATACTCAATTATTAATTTATTATAGATCATATCTACTATTTTACCCTCTATTTCAACATTACATTTTAAATCTTTAAAATGTTTTTTTAAAATATTATAACATTCTATTTCTGATTTTGATCTATTACTTTGAGCACCATTTCTGGTTCTTGATACGCCAACTAATGCTCCTTCTTTCTTTATCTGTTCTTTTACTTTCTGACCTATAATACTTTTTGTTTTATCAGTATGATTATGTCCTTTAAATTTAGATGATAGTTTACTATTAATAGATTGAATGTTTGATATTAATATTATTGCTTCTTTTCTAGAATAACCTTTCTTTAAGTAATGATTAATAGATAGTTGTGAATTTTCAGATTGTTTTATATTCCATTTATATTGAGCTTCAGATTTAGTTAATCCTAGATTTATAAGATTATTAATATATATTTTTTTACTACTTGATTGAAACTCTTTAACTTTTAACACTGATTGATCGTATGAATAACCTTTATAATACCAGTATTCAACTGTTCTTTTACTATGACCTGTCATAGTTTTATTGCCTGGATATTTCTTTTTATACTCTTTTGTAGTTATATTGTGTTTTTCTTTTAAATGTTTATTTAGGTTATATTTTTCTTTATGACCACATATAACACATTTTAATCCTATATTCATAATATTTATGTATTTATTATAAATATCCCGGTGGACGTAAATATATTACTTTTTTAATAAATTATATACCTGCCATCCATATAAATGTATTCCATCTATATTAAATTCATCCCAAGGTGATATCCACATAATATATTTTTCCCTAACATTATTAAGTAGTTCAATACCGTATTCCTCATATTGAATTTCAATACTAGTATTATATCCCACGCATTTTCCTCCTCCTGGATTACCAAATATAATTCCAAAATCACCTGATCCTAGACCTCCTTGCAGCATAGTATCTATTATTTCCCAACCAGTAGGTATTGCTCCTCTTTCCTCTTTGCGGTATCTAGACTCAATATCCTTTTCATATTCATGTCCAATATTTTTATCTTGACCGGATTTTAATGCTGAATCAATAATAGTTCTAATATCATCATATAATCCTGATTGCAATAGATCTACAGATGTTAATAGTGCTTTTTTTAATTGCTGATTCTTACAAAAGTTAGCAAACTCCTGTTCTATATAATCTTGATCTTCATTAATAGTTTTAAAAGCTTCTTTTAACTGCTCTACAACAGATACTTTTAATATTTCATTATCGATTTTTTTAACCTCGATATGTAATGAATCTAAAGTTGCAACAGTGTGATATCTATGATAATATCTTAAAATTTCTTCAACTAACCATTTATGAGCCGGATTATCAAAATATTCAGGATCTAATACATCGTATATATTTTGTAGAAATTCTTTATGCTTTAATAATGATGTTAATACTTTAATTTGAAAACTTGATCCGTATTGAGATAATTTATTTAGAGCCGTCATATCCTTAATTTAATAACCTTTTTTTATAATATCAACTATTTGTTCTTAATATGTGTAATATAATCAAATACATCAAATAACCACATTGCAGTATTAGGTATAGAATTACCTAAATTATCTTCACTATACATATTTAAGAAGGACTGTCTATCAATGCGTTTGCTTGGATTTGCAATGATATTTTGTATAGTTAATATATCTTCTTCTGGTACATTAGGACTATGGAGATCCATTAGCTTTTCATTAATCTCTAATTGGTTTCGGAAGTTATATACTGATTGGTATGCTTTTTTACTATCTGCATTATCTTTACTATATTGTACTATCTCTTTTAGCGGGATTTTTCTTTCACTTTGTAACTGCGGAAACAATTTAATTAATCCTTTAGGTCCTAATCCTCGGACCCCGGGAACATTATCAGATATATCTCCTAATAATACCTTATGATTAAGATAATTAATGGCAGGAATTAATAGTTCTTGTTTAACTTCTTTAGGAGTATAGAACTTTTTCTTTATAGGAGAATACACGGTTACTCTGTCTGATACTAATTGAATATAATCTTTATCAGATGACATTATATGTACGTGACCTTCTAGGTTGTTAGCTAGATACCCTATTATATCATCTGCTTCGATTTTATCTATGCAAAGTAAATCTACAGGGAGACATTTTAAATACTCTATTAGCCTTAATACTTGATTAGTAATGGATTCGGCTTCTTCTTCTCTTGTATCAAATGCATCCCAATTAGTTATCTTTTTAAGCTTACGATTAGCTTTGTATTCTGGATAGAGGTATTGTTTATTTGTTGACCCTCCCATTCCGTCAAAAACTAATATTACTCTTGTAGGCTTTATAAGCTTAATAGCAAACCCTATTGATTTTAAATAACCGGTTAATCCACCTATATGATTTCCTTGAGAGTTTAAATGATTGATCATCACAAAACTTCTTAAAAAGGTATTTAAGGAATCAACCAAGAGTACCTTATCATTAGTATATAAGGTCTCTTGTTTTGATTCTTTTAAACTATCGAATATTGCTCTAAAGTCTTTATTCATTTGTATGATCAAAAATATCTCTAATATCTTCTGTCATTTCTGCTTCAATTACTACTTGAAAATCTCCTCCGCCTAATATTTTTAACCATTCTTCTGAGTGTTGCTTTTTATATACTTCTAAATCTTTTTTATCATCTTCTATAAAACCGTGAGGTGTCATAATAATATTTCCTTTAGTATCAACACCAGATATGTGATTCTTCTCTACGTGAACTTTAGTACGTTTAGCAAACGTTACATCTTTACCTCCCTTAATAGCTTTAATTTTAGATGTACCTTGATTTGTTATATTACCAAATGTAATAATCATAGTAGCGTCAAACCACATTGTATCCCCGCCCTTGTTTTTCATTCTAGGCTGCTCCATAGGCATATTAGGTTTAGCAACCCATACCTTGTTAATAGCAACTAGTGTATTAGTATATGGTGAATTAGATTTTCTAGATAATAATATTCGTTGATTGATAAAATTTCCGAACTGAACAGACATCGCTCCAGCATTCCATTCATTATTATTAGATGATTTTTCTACTGACATCTTGCATGGTACAGACCCAATTGAGTCCCAGAAAAAACACAGATCATACGGTAAATTACCTTTTTTCTGCTCATCTAATAGATCATTTATTAATGATGCAACATCTTCAATAGTACCAAGGCTGCTTCTATCAGTATATATAAAAAATCCTTTATAATCTACTACTTCTCCTGTTTCTTCATCTATAACATCTTCTACCTGGAGACCCATCATCTTAGCATGCTCCCATGACCATTTCATCTCAGTAATAATTAATACAGGTAAAATGCCCATTTTCTGGGTATTTACTGCTGCTTCTAACAATGCAGTTGTTTTACCTGTATCTGAGTGCCCTCTTAAAAGGGTAATATGGCCTGCAGGAATACCTGGCACTGATACAGCTTTTCTAAAAGCATTGGATAAAGGTATCCATGCTTGGTCTTTAAATTTAACACTTGCTCCTCCTAGGTTCTTACCTTTTTTAAATTTATCTAAATCATGCTTACCATTTATTGCACTTGATATACTTGCATTTAGTGATACCTCTTTTGTTTTTGCCATATTATATTTTTAATTAAAACGGTAAATCATCATCATCTGCTACTGCTGATTCTGATGTATCACTAAATAACTTGTCAAACTCATCATCTATATTCTTCTTTGTAGAGATTGAATATTTATTACCTGTTCCTGCCGAAACTAATTCTGGTATTGTTTTAGAAATATTTTGCGGTGATAATGTAGATGTATTAATTGGTGCTGGTTTAATCTCTTCTTCTGATTCAGGGCTTAACCATTGAAGTAATGATTCTTTCATTTCCTCATATGGATATTTTTTAAATAATTCTAATGGATTAGGTTGAGTTTCTAACCAAGATTTTACATCACTTGCATTAGTTGATAGTGGTGTTATTTTTGTACGTACTCTAACTGAGGTTTTGTTGTACGTTCTTCCTGATTGATCTGGTCCTACTGTATCAATTGTTAGATCTCGTCCTTCAACTGGATCGGTAAAATCACCTACATCTTCGTCTTCTAAAATCGCTAGAAGTTCCATATACACCTCCTTTCCGAACTCCCATAGACGTATACCCTTGTCTTCTTCACCTCTAACAATAACAGGTGCAAATACCCTCATTTTAGGTTGTAACTTTTTAGCTAATTGCCAATTTTCTTTATCATTAGATTTACTAATTTGTGCTGCAAATTCAACAATAGGATCTTTTTCATCAAAGTTAATTAATGAAATCATAGTTCGATTTCCAATTCCATAATGAAAAAATAATTCTTTAAATGGCCATTGCTTATTGTGAGTTGATGGAACCATGCGGACCGAGTGTTTTCCGATTGCAGGTTTCCAGATAATAACTGATAGATCTCTTTTAGATCCGCCAGGTTTTTGCTGCATTGATGCTAGCTTTGATTTGATTAGGTTTAAATCCATTTTCGTAACTTTTGTTTAATAATAATTTATAATATAGTAATAATTATTACAATATGCAACTTTATTTTGTAAAATAATTAAACTAGGATAATCTTATTGATCTTGGTTTGGAGTTTTCTTAGATCAGATCCTTGCGTTAATAGAACGGTATTTTTAAAATCAAGCCATTCTACTTTATAATTAGAATCAATTACTCCCATATTTAACTCTTTAATTAAGAGATTTAATGCATTTATAGTATAAAGAGTATTGGTTTCTTTTTTACGATGAAGTAATATTGTATTTGATATAACCTTTGAATTTGAATTTATAGGATCAATATTATACGTACATAATAACTCATTACTATCTTTGGCTTCTAATATAAAAATTTTACCATATAGGATAGAATAATGTGATTTTATTGTATTAAGAGTTTCTTCTAATTCCTCATGTGAGGTAAAAGTACAGAATAACTTATTCATTATATCTTGTAACGTGTATGTAATATCCATTATAAATATGTAGTTTTTACTAAAGAGTGATAATTCTTTCCGTACTTAGTTTTTGATGTTAAATTATATTTATTTATTATTTTTTTAATTTGTAATAATATTTCTTTTCCGTCTTTAATTGAGTAATCAATAAGAAAGGAATCGTATACTACTAATGATATATAACTATTAGTGTTTTCTAGTAAATCATTTATTTCTTTTAATATAATTACATTATATTTAGTTTCCAAGTTTTGAATAATATAATTAAATAATTTTAATTGATTAAATTCTTTAATTTTATTTTTATGTAATATTCTTCCTGTTGGTAATTTTATTAGCCCTTTATTATTAAATTCATTCCAAGCTTTTATTATATATTCTTTTATTTTTTGAAAAAATTCAATATGTTCATATTGCTTATTAATTCCTCCATATATCTGCTTAAAAGTTATTTCTTTAGATTGTTTATATTGTTCGTCAGTTATATTATCACAATTAAAATATTCTCTACCTAATATTATATGTATAGATTCGTCCGTACTTATTTTATAATTAATTAATTCTGATATTAATCTTAGATGATATCCGTCAAAGTCAAATTCTATAAACATATCATTTATAGGATAAAAACTTTCTCTTGATTTATTATCTTTATTTACTGCTAAAAAGTTAATACTATTAAACGAATTAGTTGGTCTACCTGTTAGGTTATATAAATTATAATAATTATATATAATTTCGTCTTGAATAGAATATGGCTTCCAGTTTAGTTCAAAATGCTTATCTAATGTTTTTTCATCGATTAACATTCCTTTTTCTTCAACTCTTTTATACTCCTTTACTAGTTCATTATAAAGATTATCTGTATTTTCTAATCCTATATATTTTTGTATTTTTTCATATAGATATTCACATTTTTCGTAATGTTTAGATATAGGAATTAGTTTATTTATGTTAGGATTATGATAATATTTTTTATAGAAATTCCTATGTAATAATGTATCACAATCTAAATCGATATTATTATTTTCCTCATCTATTATAATAAAATTAATATCAACTAGATTATCTGATGGAATAAAATATGAATGATACTTTTTATCTATACAGTATAGTTTCTTATGATTAGATAAAAATTCTATAACATCATTTATATCTATTGAAAATGTTTCGCTATGATCAAACGCAATTATAAACCCTTTCTCCCTATTGTGATAATAGAGTGAAGAAATACTACTAATTTTAGGGTGATAATTACTATTAGATGAAATAATATGGATAAAGCTGTCTTCATCCTTACTTAATTGTAATAACTGCTCTTTCGTTTCTATTATATAAAACATATAACCTTAATTGAACCATAATATACGTATTTGTTCTCATAATAACAACTTAGATAGAAGGTCTTGCGTATTTATCGTATTTTTCTCCGATATATTCAATTAATCCTCTAAATAATTTATCTTTAGTTTGAACTAATCTTTTATTTGTGTCTATAATTCCAGAGATTTTGTACTGTCTATTTTCTCTTGTATCTTTTAAAGGACCAGTTATTTGCCAAAATAAATCAATAGCTTGATATGTTATATAATCATATTCACTAGTACTGGATTGTAATGAAAGATATGTATCTTTTGATATCTCTATAACATATCCAATATCATTTCTTTTCTTTGCAAAATACCTCATGATATATCCTTTTGCATAATCTGAATCGGTCGGTTGAGGGTAATATTGAGGTGGGATTTGGTATGATTGTAAGTTCTTTATGTTAGGATTTTTAATGTATTGATCTGATTTGTTATTTAATATTATTACACCTTTTTTATTATCTAAGTTTATATTAATATTATTATTCTGAATAGCTTGTAGTTCTTGAGATGATCCTATTACAGGATTAATACCAGTATATATTTTACCGTTAAATGTTTTATAGTATGCTCCAATATATGGTTTTCCATTAAGCTGGTATTCATCACCTCTAGTATATTTATTAATAGTAATTCTATTTTTAGGATAATACTTAATCATATATTATGTTGAAAAAATTGTTTTACCTATTATAAATCCGCCTCTTGCAAATAATTCTTGTCTATATTTTGGTCTTGTTCCTGGACCGTAGCTTTTTATATCTGCTGCTGTAAAATTTATTATATTTTTAGGAACATTACTTAATAAATTAATTGCTGCACCGTAAATATTATCTGCTTGAGTAGGACTAGGGCCATTTAAATATTGCCTACTTGGAACTGGGTTTGCTCTAGTACCGGTTACTGCTTGAAATTGATTTTTTGCAGTTAATACATTTGTTATAGTCGGACCCCATGATTTACTTCTTGTTCTATTTAATATAGCTCCCATTACATATGCTCTTTCTGTTTGATTATTACTAGCTTCAGCAAATGTTGCTGATATCAATTGTGACCATTCAATGGAGGATATTGATCTACCTAAATATTGTTCTGCTGTTTTTTTAGCTTCAGCATTAGTTCCTATAAAGCTAGTATCCAAGGCTGTTGAATTAATGGATATATTATTAGTAGGCTGACCTCCTCCGATACTTTCATCAATATTACCTAAATTATTAGCGTTTGTTGGTGATGATATTGGGATATTAATCATTTGACCTCTAATAGATGTTACCCATTGATTATTATCTATAGTATGATTTAATCCGGCAACAGCAAATCCTACTCTATTAAATCCTTTTTTATCTAAATATTGAGTAGGCAGAACATCTTTAGGAACCGTGAATCCTTCTAATAGAGACATTCCGCTTATTCCGTCCATTCCTATATTAATACTAATAGGTAATACTTGTCTTGCTTTAGTTGTATCTTCTCCTGCTTTTAATTTATTAGCTGCAGTAGTATAGTATACTTTTGAGGTATTAACATTAGATTTTGTATATATACCTCGATTATAAATTTCAATTACTGTATTATTAAATATTGTTGCCGCATCTTTATCTGCATTTATATTTGATTTAGTCGCGTTATTATTAATACCGCTAGTATTTACTGCTATCTCTTTTACAGGTAGTACTCTGTCTATTAATTCATCATTATTATATCCTAATGCTGATGAGTCTGTGTTTAGTGATCCTAAGTTACCTGCCTGTGAGCTGAATGCAATCATTTGACTCATCTTAGTACTAACTTCTGTTTTTAGCTGTAAAGATCTAACTATAGAATTTTTACCTATTATAGGAATAACTGTTGGTTCTGTTAGCATTAACGGACTTTCAGGACCGTTTGATGATATGGTTGATTGATTTGAAGGAGGGTTAATCATTTGATCGTCATATATTCTTACTGTATTGGCGTCATCATAATATCCAACTCTAAAACTATTAATATTACCCAATGATTTATTAATATCATCCATTAATATTTCTAAAAATGATCTTAAATAAACATCAGTTTTAGAATTACTATTTGATTGAGATTGTATAATATTAATAACATGATCAATATTAACAGGAATATTCATTAATTTTCCTCTAAGTGATGATATACCTTCCTTTTCTCCGAATCCAGATTGTACATTAGGAGAAAATGCATCTAATTTATTATTAAATGGATTTATAGGTTTTGCATTTTCAGGAAATAATTTTTGATATATTTGATTATTAATATTAATTTTAATCATACACACCCCAGGGTCTATCGATAGCTGGTATGGTGTGGTAAAACAGTAGTTTGTTTCTGGATTAAAATCTATGTATATAAAGGGTTTTTTAATTTTTCCATCAGTATTTTTTTCATAGAATATACTATTATTATTTATATAATATAATAACAATCCTAATTTAATATAGCAAAACTTAGATGTTTTACCTTGATTATCGTTATCTTCTAATCCTGCTTTGTATACTTTAAATAGTTCTCTAAAATCAACATTGGATATTTTTTCTGATGATTTTAATTCACCCGATAATACTTCACTGTTAAATCCTTTATTAATAAAGAATGCTAGCTGCTTTTCTATACCTAGGCTAGTTACATCGCTAGTATTATCAGAAAATACTGTATTTTCATTATTTATTCTAATTGGATCTAAGGGGCCGTTTTTTAATTGTTCAGTTATAAATTCATACGAGCCTGGTACTTCTCTTGTACTATTTGGACTAGCTGATGCAAAATCTCTTAAATCTATTAAAAATTTATCAATATTAGAAAAATATTGTTCTGGAATACTGGTTTGGATTGTATCTAATGATTCTCCAGGTACGTATCCTTCAGTATTACTAGAATTTAATAATTTTTTTTCATCAAAGTTATATATAATAGTAGCTATATCTAATACCTTTTGTGTTTTTGATTTACTATAAGTATCCCCGTTATATATACTATCGTTATTTGCAGGAAGTATAGTAAAAAATACTTTTTCTTCTGTACTATTATTATATGATTCAATCTTATCAAATATACTTTTTACTGTTTCTTGAACTTTTTGAATCCTAAACCCTGGAGTATATCCTTCCTTTGATATAACATCTTTTGTTTCAATTAATGCTGATATTTTTATTGCGTTATCGTTTACATTTCTTGCTGATAGTTTACTAATTGTTATTAATTCTTCTCTTAATCCTTCTTTGAATGATAATTTTTTATTGTAATCAGGAGCATTCCAAACATCAAGTACATAATTAAGATAATATCTTCTTAAAGCCTGTGATTTAATCTGGCCAGCTCCTTGGTTTAAATTTGCTACAGGTCTAATAATGTCTAAATTTTCGGAATAGTCTGCATTAAAGGTTATTTCAATTAATATATCAGTATTAATAAATTCTACTGAGTCTAGATCCGCAAACCCAGATGCTGAATCTCCTGTGCCTGTTCCTGTAAATACTGTTATTTTTTCCTCTGATTTTAGTGGTATTTTTTTAGTTAGTTTTATTAATTTAGGAGTTGCTGATTCTAGTATCCATTGTTTTAGTGCAATCTCCTGTTCTGTTTTTAAATTTAAATAATCTTGCGAAGAGACATAGAAACCTTGTTTTAGTTCATTATTAGATATCTGTATTAGTCTATTATAATCAATCTCAGAATATCCTATTTGACCTGATTTTAATAATGGGTTGTTAATTGAATATGATTTAGATAGTGTATTTCCCTTAGAATTATTATATATAAACTTAATATTTACACCTTTATCTTCAGGTATTATTGATTGATTTATTAGTTGCTGTAAATCGTTTTTTCTTTTCTGTAATTTCTCAAAATTTATAAGTACAGTTTCTCCTGAGTTAATTATTTCGCCTATATCTGGCCATGCTATGCTGTTTCTACCTTGTATTATATATGGCTTGGTTGATGCTGGTACTGTTATATTACCGGATACTTTTTGAGTGGTATTATCATTTATGTTTTGAACTGCACTTTCCGACCCTCCTCCAGGCATACTAAATGCTTGATTAATTTTTAATGAATCAATAACACTACCTAGACCTGTTAATTTAACATTACAGTCATACGATCCGTCTTCAGCCTGAGACCATTCATAATTAGATATTAATCCATATAACCCATCATAATTACCAAATGATTTTACTCTTTTATCGCTTATACCTCTAAGTATTCCTTCTTTAGTTTTATATAAATCGTTATTAAATACATCTAAAGGGTTAATCTGCGGACCTATTGTTACTAATTTATTATTATTATCAAGATAAGTAGTATGTCCCCATTCAAGAAGACATGAATATCCTAATCTAAAGTAAAGTAGATCAATTGCATTTAATTGATTAATATTCCATACCTTAAATTTTATATTAGCAATTCTTAATGATCCAGCTGTACCTGCATGATCTATTGTTGCTGATGTTATTCCCGGCATAGGTCTATATCCGAATTGATCTACTCCTCCTAATCCATATGCTGAATTATTAGTTATAGAAGATGGATCGTTTGATTCTATCCCTGATCGTAAATTTATGTTGTTATTTTGATATCTGCCCGCTCTATTCAGGGAGATGTAGGATGTTCCTCCGAAAAGTATCCATTGCTTAGAAACATCAGTAGGTGTTCCAGCTTTTTGTTTTCCTTCAATATCTAGATCTCTTCTTAATTGATCGTCTCCTACATCTACAAATGATACCAATCTTATCCAGCATGTTTTATTAGCTAAATACAGTATTTGATCATTAGTTCTTGAATCAATAGTTGATCCTTGAAATGATCTAGTATATAATTGCTCCTTTACATATTTTTTAAGAGGAACACCTACGATATTTGTAAATTTTTCTTGACTCATAACCTATCTATTCTGATTTGCGTTATTATACAAATTCAGTGCCGGTTCAATATTAACTGGTATTCTTAATTGTGTTCCGGGAGTAGGTACTAAGCTATCACCGGGTAAATTATTTGCCATTGATATTATCCAGTACAAGGTTGTGTCTCCATAGAAATCGTATGCTAGTATATCTAATCTATCAGATATAGTAGTTATTACATAAATGTCATTTGCATCTGCCGGTATATCGGGGTATATATTGGATGTGTAATACCTTTTTCCTGTATTATTTTTAGTTATTGGAATATATTGATATCTACTGGGCATGATTAATATTATCTAGGCAATGTTATTAATAGTTAAGTATTTATTATCTCTGCTGCAGACTGGAATCCAGAATACTTGTATCGGAGTTAATAATTCTTGTTCTTTGATTTATTAATGGAGTTATTTTATTATCTTGTGATCTTCTTGGTAAGAAATCATGTATTGGTGTAAACTGACATTCTGCTTTTATTACGTGCGGTAACTGTGCATCAGATATACCTCTACTATCTATTTCCCATGGATAATCTGTTTCTATTGATAAATTCATACTATTAAGAAATCCTGGTTGTCTATAAATATAATCACCTATAGTCATTTTAACAACTGGTGTTCTCATAAAGCTGTTTGACCCGTAATCGGGATATATTTGGGATAGTAATATATTTAGTTTTTTATATATTGGTAATAATTCATTCTTAGATAATGCAGCTATAATAAATCCAAAGCCAATATTTCTTGTAAATCCGGTGTATCCGTAAAATGTTTCACCCCTACCTATATATTTTACTGAGCTATATTCTGCAGAATTATTATCACTAAATGATGATATAAATGCTCTAAATTGAACGAATATACTCCCTACAGGATCGTAATTAATAGCTTCAAATCCGAATCTTATAAGATCTTCGGTTGATACTGGGAATGTGTTTGTAATGTTATCCCATGGATCTATATGGGGTTTAATAAATGTGTATGTATTATCTGGCTTATTTATATTATCTCCAGTTTTAGTTCCAAGTTTATATTTAACTTCAATACTACCGCTAAGATAATCACTATATGGAACATTTCCATTAAACTGCTGTCTAAAATCCTGCTTAATTACTCCTTTATTATATATTGCTTGTGATAATTGATTATAATTAAATGTAAATACTCCTTGATTAACATCTAAGTTAGGATCAAAGTCTGTTATAACCTTTCTCTCTATTGTAGTAAAACCTATACCTCCTATTGAATCGGGACCACCTGGATATTCAAATAATAGAGTTGGATCAGGTGATATTCCTAAATTACTATTAGATGAATTAAGTGATAATATATCAATAGTATCTGATGTTATTTTACTTCTATATAAACTAACTAATCTGTTAAGATCTTTAGCTTTATTTTTTACAACATATTCATATGTTAACTGGAAAGGATTTATAGGTACTAACCCATGTCTATCAAAATGAATACCAGATCCCATTACTCCTACCTGCTCTAAAGTATTTCTTCCATTGTTATATACTCTAGTATATTCAGTTCCTCCTTGTATTAACGTACCTATCTGCTGCCCAAAAGGCTGTAATGCTTGACCAACCTCTAATTTTGGGTTAGCATATTGTAAATATCTTTGTTTCTGTAAGAATATATTACCTTCAGATGTACTATAAAATTTTTTTATTCTATCTCTATCTATTACTGCTGCTGATGGAATTATTGGTACTAATGAACTAATACCTATTCCGGACCCTCCTCTTAAAGGAAAATCATTACCTGATCTGTTTAGTTCATAATATCTTTTAACATTAGGGCCTGCATCTTCTGGTAATGGGAATTGTATAAATGGTTGATTACTGCTCCCGCCTCCAGGCTGGTCATTACCGTATGGTATAGACTTTTGAGTAAAGTTTCCCTGCCCACTATAGTAGAAAAAGTTTGGATCGTTATTTAATAAATCTATTAATGCCATCTTTATATTATCTTAACGGTCTAGGACCTAAATTACTTGCTGCCTGTGTAAGTGATGCATTTCTTGCAACTGCTACTGCTAAGGGCTGACCATCAACAGATACAGTAATTGTTTTACCCTGCTTGGTTTCTTGTAATATTTGTTTTAATATATCAACCATTTCATCTGTTCTACCTAACTTAGTACCACCTGCCATTACTATTGAATCTTCATTCAATGGTTTGATAACAAAATCATTAACAGACATTTGATTTGAACCTAATGATATAATCTTATCACCCATACTTTCTTCACCTATTTTTTTACGCATTGATTTAATAGTATCATCACTACCAAATGTAATTGCGTTAGCTATAGTTAATATACCATATGCTATCGATTGAATTATATCAGCAATTGCGGCAACTCCTTCTTTTAATGTATTAATTAACCCTTTAACGTTATCTGGGTTGGTTAATTTCTGTATTAATCCTGTTACCCATTCTACTACACCTGATTTAGTTAAAAAGTCTTGAAAAGCTCCTTTTACTTTATCTATTAATGCTGCAATTTTTTCTTGAGCTGATAATTGTGTTAAGTTTTGATATGCTCCTTCACCTAGAGCTTCATTTATATTTTTTTGAGTACCATATTGTGCTATAGCTAGTTGTAATTTCTTTTGAGCATTATCAGTATCTTTAGCACCAAGTTTAGTTAACATCTCTTGGTTTTTTAAAGTATCAGCAAGATCTTCTCTTGTCATTCCTACAGCTTTTGCAATAGATTCCTGTTGGATTCTATTCATTTCTAAGTATTCATTAGCTGTTCCGAATTGTTTTGATATTTCTATTGCAACTCCGGCTGTATCTCCTTCAAGTGCTAGCTGCTGTGCTCTTGATAGATTAATATTTTTTCCTGTGATTAACTGTGCTTCTAGCTGATTTTGTATACTTTCTTCAAAATTAAGTAGTGAATCTGCTATTTGATCTACTTTTGCAAGATCCATACCTAAAGCTTTAGTTACTATTGCTGATTTAGTAAGAGCTTGTGGGTATTTAGCGAATTTTAAACCTAATACTCCTGATAGTTTGGTTACTTCACCTATTATTTGCTTATAATTAAATGATATACCTGTTGCCTGCTTTAATCCTGCGACTTGACCTACTATTCCTTCTACTGTTTCTTTTTGACCTTTACCAGATATAATAGAGGCTTGTGCTAGAGATCCCATCTCAGCTGTAGATAATCCTATAATTTTTTTTAATTCAATTTGGGTTGTTAACATTTCATTAGATAAAATGTTAGTGACTCCTAATTCATTTGATAAATCAGTTTGAACTTCTAGTAAGTTTTGAGTAGTTATTAATAAATTACCAGTACTAGTAGATAAATTTCCAAAGTCTTGTGCAATTTTAAACGATTCTTCTCTTGAATATCCTAATGCTCTACCGAATTTAACCGTTCTATCCTCTATTTCTAATATAAAATCAAGTAAAGATTTCATTCCAGTAAGTATTCCAGATAAAGCTCCTCCAATTATCGGAATTGTACTTACTAGATTTGTAAATCCTTCAAAAGACTTTCTTTGTATTTTACCTATAATATCTTCTTGTTTTAATAATTCTGTAACCGAATCAGATCGAGCTTCTTTTACTTTTATTGCTGCAGCATATTCTAACTCTTGGGGTGATAAATATCGCTCTTGTTGTTGTATTATATCATCAACATACATAGCTTCCATCTTCTTTAAATATGCAGCATTTTGACTACCTTCTTTTCCTAATAATATACTTTCTTGTTCTAATCGTTTTCTTTTTTCTATATTATATATTAAGCTTTTACCGTTAGCAATCTGCTGATCAGTAAGATTTTCAGATAGGTCGTTTAATTGTTTTTGAGCTATTCTTTCTTTTTGTTTTGCTTTTTGTATCCTTTCTAAAATTTTATCACGTTTTAGTTCACCAGCTGCAAGGTCATCAATATATAGAGCTTGTTTTTGTAATTCTTTACTAAGATTTTTTAGATTGCTAATAGAGTCAGAGACTAAATCATCATAATACCCTTGAATTTTTAAAGCATTCTTAAAAACTTTAGAAAGTTCCTTTATCGAATCGATATTAGATTTATTATCAATATTTTTGCTATTATCTGCCATATACTATTTTATATTATATAAATATCAATTACTGTGATTTTATATTAGTAGTATATGTAGGCTTTTTAGAAACAGGAGGGTAATGTACCTGTTTTTTATCCATAGGTACTTTACCTTTCATTTCATCAATATCCGCTTGCTGCTGTTCGCGGTATTTAACTATCATTTTAATATGATATCTTCTATGAGGAACAGGCAGATCCCATACTTCAGATATAGGGAAACCGCCCTGGCCGTGAAAAGCCAGGTTGTGAACCTCTTCCATGAATGCCGATCTATAACCGGCTCCCTGGAAAAAAGAAGTCCAGCTCTAATGGCATTGATATGTCCTTTACTTCTGTACCATCATTTAAAGTAAAGCTGATCTTAAGATTAAGATCTGGTGTAATCTGATTTATATGCTGCCTGAAAGCATCTGTATCTATGGATAGGAAATAATTATCTACAAATTCTCTAATAGCTTTTACTTCGTAATCTCCGTTAACAGCTAATATTTGATGCTTTAATTTGGTGGTCAGTTCTCCAGTATTACCTATTTTTTTCATACCTTTAATCTCTGCATCAATTTTCTTTGTGTCTGCATGAGTAAGTAGTTTAAACGTAATTTCGTTTTTAGAGCGGGGTAAAGTAAATGTAAATTCATTCTTATTATTAAATAAGGAGTAATCTACTTCTTTATTTTCAAATTTACTTAAATCAATAGTAACCTTTTCTTCCTGATCGGTGTTAGGGTTTGTATACATAAATGAATAATCCTTACCGTAGGCTAGTATTCTAGCAGATATTAAAATTGCATTTTTATCGCATAATAATAAATCTTCATAATTAATTGGTGATTTAATTATTGCTTGTAGTACTTTATCAATAGCAATTCCCTGCTTTAAAAAGTTAACATTTGTTAATATGTCTTCTTCTCTTGCTGTCATGTATTTCATCTCAATTTTTCCGGATGAAAGAGGGTTATCTGTTGGATATAATAAACCTTTAGATGGTAACTCTACTGTTTCAGTAGGAAAGTTAAGTTTAATATTGTTTTCTTGATTCATGATGATAATATATTTTTATATAAATATCTAAGTTAATGTATTTTTATCATAAATACAACTTTATTTTCCCTTTATCTAATACATTATTTTTTAATATAATGAAGATTATATAAAATAAAAAATCCCTTGGCAGAGCCAGGGATTCTTATATAGATTTATAATTTAAATAATAAATGTATGCTTTAGAAATTCAAAATGCAAAAATCCATCGCAATTGTTAAATCAATACTTACATATGCATCTGATGACCAGTCATATTCTCCGAAATTAGCTGACTTTACGTATGCTCCTTTAATGATCCATTCTCCTACGATATCACCTACTGGTCCTAAAGTATTTAATGTTAAGTCTTTTTTGTAAAAATCAGAGTATCCGTTTCTACCTGTTACTGATTCATGACCTAATCGAACCCATTCCATTAATGCCTGTGCTCCTGAAGGAGTTACTGGATCGTATAATTGTAGTGACATATCAGCCCATTCTGCTTTACCTTTTAGTTTACGATATACGTTGATATGATCTAGTTTAATATCTGTAAATGATATTTGAGGTGAAGCTGCTTTTTTTATAAGATATGACGGTATTCCATCAATATACATTATAAATCTATTCTGAACTTTTGGTTCAAAGGCTGTGAAGAATATTTCGTTTGGATCTAGTACTGCCATTTTATTCTATTTTATTATAAATATCTATATTTTTATATTTTATAACTGTTGCTATTATCTATTTCGAGCAACTTGATCACCCATATCTTGTAACTTCTCCATAGCTTTTCTTGGATCTTGAATATAATCTTCTTTCTTGTGCATAGCCTTTTTATCCTTCATTACAGATAATACTTCCTTAGTGATTGATTCAAGAAGTGATTTAGACATATTTACTTTTATTTTCATATTGCTTTTATTCTATATTTTTATTGCCCAAAAGTTGCTCCTGTAGGCAATATATTAAAATCTAATAATATATATTCAGCAGTTTTTGTAGGTTGTAAATATATTGATCCTACTAATTGATTTCTGTCAATTACATCTGGAGTATTGTTAGTGTCATCCATTACTACTCTATATGCATAAAGACCTTGTCTTTGCTGTATTAATTGTAAATATGGATTAACTCTATTTAAGAAATTATTTCTTGTAGTTTGTGAATTTTGTTCAAATACCAATCCTTCAGCAATATTTCCAATATATCTCTTTAATGTAATTAATAATCTTCTAACATTAACTCTATCTAGAGCTGATGGCTTAGCCTGTAATGTTTTCTGACCATATATTACCGTGCCTTGGCCCGGGAATATTGCAATTGGGTTAACCTTACCTGCATATAGAGAATCTCTTTGAGAAACTGTTAATCTTCTTTCTGGTTGAATAACGGTTGATAAACCACCTCTAGTTAATCCTGCTGGTGCAAACCATTCTGCTGATACTTTATCACTATATTCATAAGCTGCAGGTATTATTGTAGATGCTGGTGTAAAAACTAATTTTCCTGTTTCTCTAGATCTTAATTGGACCCATGGCCAATAAGTTGCACCGTATGATGAATCAATTGTTTGTGCTTGACTTACTACTGTTGATATAACTTGATTATATGATACCATATCAACAACTGCAATTGCATCACCTCTATCCTGAGTATTACTTAATATTGAAGCAAGAACACTAGATGCGTTCTGATTATTTATTCCTGGTGCATATATAGTTTTATAGTTGTATGAATCTTTATTAGCTAATAAGCTAACTGCAATAGTATAATTTGATGCAAATACTCCCTGAATATTTGTGTTAGGTGTTACTGTAGTAGATGCTGCTGTAGGGATATTTTCGAATAAATTCATTGCAGTACCAGAAATTACTGTACCGGTAGCTCCTCCGAAAGATCCTTGTAGTGATCCTGAACCTATAGCTGGAAGAAATCCAGTATATGCTGATTGCGGCTGACCTAGGCTATTAAAATAGTTTGGCGTTGGTGTAGTTACTGTTTTAACTCTAATATATCTACTCCTATTTACATAAGATCCTGTTGTCTGCAGGTAATAAGCTCCGGATTCGTCTTGAACTGGATTTTCATCTTGGTTACCGATTACATATTCAATGTAATTGTTTTGATTGGGATCTAATGAAAGATTAGACCATGATTCTAATATAGTTTTTTGATTTGAGTAGTCATCACCTCTTCTTACTATAAGACTAAATACTCCCGATCCAGTGGTTGATGTTGTAATTTCCCATCTAATATTATTTTCAGATCCACTAGGTAAAGATCCAGATACTCCTAAAGTACTTCCAGAATCATTATTCATTATAATTCCTGAAGATATTGTTTCTAGTGTAAATGAGCTGGTGGATAAAGTATTTAATATAGATGCTGTTGCCGGTGTAAATGATCCTGATGCAACTCTAGTAACTATTAAAGATTCTCCTCCTTGTTCAAAATAATTTAATGCAGCTATAGAGGTAAGATACTCGTAGTTAGTACCCCCTGATACAAATGATGTGCCAAATTTGGATTTGTAGTCGGAGTAGGATCTTACTAAAGTAGGGATATTAACCGGCCCCAGCACTGCTGGTCCAATTAGTGCTGCACCTACCGTTATAGGTCCTTCTTGTATTTGAGATAAATCGTTTTCTTGTAAAAAAACGCCTGGTGAGATTAGAGTTTCTGCCATAATGATTTAATAATTATCTATTATAAATATCCACATTATGGCCGAAACAATATTTTACTTAAGATATAGTACCTGTTTCTAAATCAACCTTAATATCACCATATTTTGCAATTAATTGATCAGAAAATTGCTTTTCACTTGTAATTAATTCTAGTATTGATTGTTTAATTTGATATGCTTCTTGTTCTAGAATAGTTTTTTGATATTCTATTCTACCTAATTCTACAACACATCTATCATTTTTATCACTAATTGTTTTTAAGGTAACTAGTTCTTCTGGCGTAACTGATTTATAATTCATAATTATTTTTTCTTAGCTTGTGCTTTTCTTTTATATGGTTTTTTATCAACTTTTGGTTTCTCGACTTCGGGATGTTCTACAGAAAGTTGTTCTTTAAATTTGTCTTGATCTTTAAAATTTTTAATATTATCGGTAGGTTTATAATATATTATAATTATTATCCCGATAATTACTAATAATAATGATGTTAAAAATAATGTCATAATTTTTGTTTTATTCTGTTATTAATTTAAATAATATTGATGGATTAATTTCTGATTTAATGTCGATTTGATCTAATAAAATTGGGGTGTAATCAATTTCAACTTCTTCTTGAAGTAATGATTCAAATTCTGTTTGAAATTGTATAAATTTAGGATTAATATCAAAACTAACTACTTGTTTAGTTTCTTCATCAATAACTTCATTTATGCGTTGTGGAATAAAGTATTTATTATCTTTATCAACATCACCATACTTTTTAATTATTTCTTCTCTTAATTTTTCAACAGATTCTATCTCTTTAACTAATTGAGTAGATACTTTAGACAAACTGTATTTGGTTTTGATAGATAGATTTTCATCTAATATTCCTTTTTGAATAATTTCTCCAGTTTGTTGATTGATGATTCCTTTTAATTCAGCGTTTAATCCGTAAACTTCGGACAGCTTTAATTTAATTTTTTCCATGTTATACTTTAATTTTTATTTATGTGATATAATATACATAATATATTTTATATATCCAAATTTATTATTATATTATATCACTTATCTTACAAATATTATCAGGGTACAGTAACTGTACTTTGGGTAGTGCTATTTCTGCCTCCTCCAATGTGTTATATTCATAAATATTATCTTCATCATTTAATTGTAGTACCCAAATTTCTGCTCCAGGGTAGAATTGTTTTAATATGTAGTATATTGTCATCTAGGGTATTGTTTATATTGTATAAATATGGTGATGGTGTTGTTGTTTGTTTTGTACTTTATTCCAAATAGAGATAGGTGTTATGTTTTTCATATTTTATTTTATTCTAAATTATTATTCGGCTCAATAGGTGCTATCCCTTTTAATAAATCTATCTCGGCTTTAAGTTCTTGTATTGCTTTTACTAATACAGGTATTATAGCTTGATAAGCTACGTTATAATGTTCAGTACCTTGCTTAACTATTCCATCTACCCATTCTTCATCTTTAAATACTTCTATTAATTCTTGCGCAATAAACCCAGTCTGAATACTTCTATCTCTTGAATATGATTCTAAATACTTAAAGCTAACTGGATTCATTTTATTAACATAATCAAGTCCGCTTAGAATAGGTTTTATATCTTCTTTTAATCTTAAATCCGAGCCATTCACATAAGCACCTGCTCCCCAAACTCCAGTACCGTTACATTGTAAGTTATACGCTCCTTGGTCAGTAGTTCCTGCAATATAAACTTCACCACCTGACTTGATACGCATACTTTCGGTACCGTTTGTGTTAAATACTAAAGGATGATTAGTTTGAGTACCTATAACCCCAGCATCGCCATTTGTTCGACCAAATATTCCAAATCTATTGGTTACAGTTCCATCTGTTACTTCTAATCTTTGATTTGTTGTATCTGCTCCTGTTACAATAATTTGAGTTGCAGTTGTTGCACTATATGTATTTAATAAAGCACTTGGACTTGCAGTACCAATCCCTACGTTACCACTATTCTTAAATACTCCTAATTGTGTTGCTCCATCATACCATCTAAATATATCATTACCCCCGTTTGATGTTTTAGCTACTAAAGCTACAGTACCACTTGCAGGACTTTCAATAGGTATAACAAATGTTCCTCCATAACTTGCAGAAACCGATGAACTAAAGATAACAAGACCAGCCGAGCTTATACTTAACCGATTTACGCTATTCGTTGCAAAATCTAATGTATTTGCAGCTGATAAATACATTCCGTTAACTGGGATTGTTGGGGACGTTGGAATAAATGAAGTGGCAGTATTAGTTGAACTAAACGTAGCACTTGTTCCTGATAATGCACCTGATAATGTAGATACCCCATTTACCGATAAACTACCAGTAATTCCCACTGATCCAGTCATTGACTGCGTGTTGGATACAGTGTTACCAAATATATTGCTACCGCTTGAATAAACGATGCTAGACGTGACTTGCTGTACATTTAACGTCTGGGCAACAATGGTACCTGTAGTAGTTAAACTACCAGTAACAGCAACACTGCCATTAATGTTCTGCTGTCCAACAAAAGCATTAGAACCCGTTGTAGCATAACTTCCGGTCTTACTATTTAATGAATTTATACTAGTCTGTGATCCTGTTATACTAGATATATCAACATTATTTAATATTAGGGATCCGGTTATATTTGCACTTATTATCTTCATATTGTTATTTCATATAAATATGATGGTGTTGTTGTTTGTTTTGTCCTGCATCCCATATAGAGATAGGTGTGATTTGTTTCATATTTATATTATCTTAATTTTTGCCATAATATTGAATATTGAACTGCAACCGTTACACCATACGTTTGTCTTACTTGTATATCCCTCCCAGACAATTGCATAACTACATCAGCCCCATCATTTGCATTAATCTCTCTCAGATACGTTCTGTCTGCTAATATCTGTGTATAAGCCATACCTCCTGCATCATCATTATAGTGAGCATAAACGGTATAAACACCCTCAGCAGCTTGCGTACTTGGTATAGAAAAGATAGTTGTGAATGTCCCACTTGTAGGATTTACTGTTCCCAAGTAAGAATTAAACCCTGCTGCATTTACTGCTGCAGTAAACGTAGCACTTGTTCCTGTTAATGCACCTGATAACGTAGCTGCACCTGTGACTTGCAATATAGAACTTCCTGAAGCGGTATCTGTTCCTATTAATACGGGACTACCGCCATTATTTAATATAAGATTACTAGATACCGAATTTAATATTAACCCACCTGAATAAGCTGTTAAATACCCTCTTAAAGTACCTGAATTTGAAAAATATAAAGTTGCGTAAGTTAACCCTTCAATAGTTATTCCATTTCCTAAAGATGTTTGTAAAGTAGCACTGTTTACACCGACTCCTGAACTAAACGTGGCTGCACCTGTGGAGCCATCTATCTTTAATCTTGCAGTTTGATTAGTAGCTAAAAATAAATCTGTTGCAGTAATACTTCCAAAAGTTGTAGAATAAGCTGTATCACCAAATGTTAATTGAGCGACTGTTGACCCTGCAATACCCATATACAATCTACCTGATGTATTTTGCATATTCATAAACTGATACCCAGTTGTAGCTGATGCTGCATTAAATATATTAGTATTGTTACCCATTGTAGAAGTAATTACATTACTAAACGTAGCACTTGTTCCTGTTAATGCACCTGATAATGTAGATACCCCATTTACCGATAAACTACCAGTAATTCCCACTGATCCAGTCATTGACTGCGTGTTGGATACAGTGTTACCAAATATATTAGACCCACTTGAATAAACAATAGAAGAAGTTACCTGTTGTACATTAAGCGTTTGTGCCGTTATTGCTCCAGTAGTGGTTAGTGATCCTGTGATGGCAACACTGCCATTAATGTTTTGACTACCTACAAATGAATTTGAACCGGTATTTGCAAAAGTAAGGCTATCTCTACCGTCCAATAGTTCCGCATTAGAGGCGTAGGATGCACTTTCAAATAGTAATGAACCGCTTAATCCGCAGTTTGCAGCCACGGCAACACCTGTTCTAGGGCTTGAGAAATATATAGATGCTGTGTTTGCGTTTTGTACATTTATTCTCTCAGGTATAATAACATCATTATTATTATCGAATATAGTAAATACTGGATAGGTTGTGTTTAGACCGTGATAGAAAGACCATGTAGTAGCGGCAGATGTTTGTAGTAATTGAGCATTAGAGCCTGTAATTATAAGACTACCACCAGTGGAGATTACAGCATATCCTGATTGTGATACATCAAAATATATGTCTGTAGTATTTGAATCAGAGCTGCTAATGTTGGTTGGTATAATGACGTTATAGCTGCTGTTATATACCTCAATTAATGGAAGTAGTGTGTTTAGATTATGTGTAAAACTCCATGTTGTAGCAGATGATACTTGTGTAAATGTTTTAGCACCACCTCCTCCACCTCCGTTTAACGCAAATGATGCTGTTAGGGCATAAGATGCAGATGTTGCATTTAAAGCATAGGATGCAGTACCAAATAAAGATCCAGTAATTCCACTTCCTGATACTAGTAAGCTGCCGGTTATAACAGCAGATCCACTAAATGGAAATCCTGTACCTGATAATGAATATGATGATGTTAAGGCATAAGATGCACTAGTTGAATTAAGAGCGTAAGATGCTGAAGTAGTATTGTTTGAATATGAAGCGCTTGTTGCATTTAAAGCATAAGAAGCACTTAAAGCATATGATGCGCTTGTTGCATTTAAAGCATAAGAAGCACTTGTAGCAACTAGTGCATAAGATGATGTAGTTGCGTTAAGAGCATATGAGGCACTTGTTGCATTATTAGCATAAGATGCACTCAATACAGACATTGAAGATGTCTGATTTGTTAGGATTACAGGACTACCATTTACAGATAATGAACCGGTAATACTAACTGAACCTGTAAATACTTGTGTATTTGATAGATCGTTACCAAATATATTTGATCCGCTTGAATATATTACCGAAGATGTTATGGTCTGTACTACTAACTTTTGTGCTGTTAATGTTCCTGCTACTGTAAAATTATCAGCAAATGATGATGTTTGCGCATAAGATGCGCTTGTAGCAACTAAAGCATAAGATGCAGAAGTAGCATTATTTGCATATGATGCGCTTGTTGCATCTAGAGCATATGATGCGGATGTTGCATTTAAAGCATAAGATGCGCTTGTGCTATTTAAAGCATACGATGCACTAGTTGAATTTAATGCATAGGATGCAGATGTAGCATTTAAGGCATAGCTTGAACTTAAAGCATATGAGGCGCTTGTTGCATTATCAGCATACGATGAACTGAATGTGTACGATGCTGATGTTGTACTAAGAGCATAAGATGCACTTAAGGCGTAAGAAGCGCTTGTTGCATTTAATGCATAGCTTGAACTTAAGGCATATGAAGCGCTTGTTGTATTAAGAGCATAAGATGCACTTGTTGCATTAAAAGCATATGATGAACTTATAGCAGTTAAAGCACTTCCTGATAGTGAACCTGTGAATGAAAATGCTGTTACTGAACCACTTACATTTAATGAACCGGTTATTGTAGTATTAGCGTTTACTCTAAATCCTAAATTAGGATCAACGGAGGCGGTAACGCTACCTGATGCTATTTGAGATAAATTTAATCCAACGATACCTGACGCAGATATATTATATAATCCGCTACCATCACCTTTAAATGATCCTGTAAATGATCCTGTATTGTATGAACCACTAAATGTTGTGAATGAAGATGATAAAGCACCAATACTTGAGCTATTGTTTAATATTCGAGTGTCAAAAGAAGCACTTGTATTTGCGTAATCTCTACCATTTATTGATAGTGATCCTGTTATACCTACTGAACCAGTAAGTGTTTGTGTATCAGATAATTCATCTCCAAATATATTTGATCCGCTTGAGTATATTATACTTGAACTAATTGTTTGAACAACTAATTTTTGTGCTGTTAATGTTCCTGCTACTGTGAAATTATCAGCGTATGATGATGTTGAAGCAAAAGATGCACTTAAAGCATATGATGCACTTACTGCATTTATAACGTATGATGATGTTGAAGCAAAAGATGCACTTAAAGCATATGATGCACTTACTGCATTTATAACGTATGATGATGTTGAAGCAAAAGATGCACTTAAAGCATATGATGCACTTACTGCATTTATAACGTATGATGATGTTGAAGCAAAAGATGCACTTAAAGCATATGATGCACTTACTGCATTTATAAC